CAAAGGTGCGGAGGTGGCGCGAAGAGGGGCGGCTTTCAATACCGCCGGTCACGACTGAAACCAGAATGTTATCCGCCTCTTCAACCTGACCGGGCAGTCGCACAGGATCCGGCTGACGTGAGACGCCTTGATATAAAGTCTTGATAGACTGCTCGACCAGTTTACCCATGAGTTACCTCCCAGATAGTGGGTGATTGCGGTATGTGGCGTAGAAGACGTGGGCGCTGTTTCGGAGGATGTTGTTGTCCTCACTCTCAGCCTCTGCGTCCATTAACGCCGCGTATGCTTCCTGTTCCTGTCGAACAGCAAAGCCATCGAGTGCGGCAGAGCCCATTGCGGACTCTTGGAACTTACGTGCCGCACGCATCGCAATATAGTTTTGTAGTTCAAATGTGAGTGCATCAAATTCAATCTCAATGATTGCATCGACGACCACATCTTTACTGATTTTGTATGAGTAGTTTGCTACATCAAACAGCTTCCGTTTACCGGACTGTTTGCGAATAACTACGTTGATAGACTCGTCACGCCCTACAGTGTCAACACGTAGATATTGACGGGGAACAACAATCTCACCATCCTTGTTTCGGCTCATCACAATTGAGCGCTCAAGGTTTTGGTGCCATCCTTTGGACAGAACTTCTTTAATTGTCCCGTCTAATTTTGACTCAGCAGACTCAGCGTCAGGGAGACCAGAGGTCAGGGAGGACACCGGTGTTTCGCCAATAGCATTGAGAACAATGTTGACTGCATCTAGTTTTGTAAGCATCTCTGATACCTCAAAAAAAAGGGCCACCCCCGCGTAAGCAGGAGTAGCCCTTGGTTGTTTCTCGAATGAGAATTAGGCGGTGGCAAATTCCACAGCCATTTCTGGACGCATGGTGCCGTGTCCGACGAACATCTTGGAGACCATGAAGTCTTCCAAGCGGCGAACGTCGCGCTCGGTTTCCATACTGATGTCCAACAGCTTGACCGTAGCCACAGCTTGAGGACACCACATCACACCAGCGGTCGTGCTGTAGTCACCACGGTACTTAGAGTACACGTCGGTGGCGGCAGACTCGTCCGAGCCGGGGATGTTGCGAGATTTAACCACGGTTACACCGTCGATAACAATGCTCTCTGCGCGCTTGTTGATACCACCACCAATATCGGTAGATTGGAAATCGCGGTTCAAGATCATGTAGTTACCGTCGGCGTCTTTGGCGAACTTAATCGCATCAAAGACTTCAGCCTTAACAGCCAAGTAACGAGGCATATCTTCGGGGACATCCTTGTTATATAGCTTGATGTTGGCGTCGCGGATCGCGTCGATCCAGTCCTTGCCGTTGTACACACCACCGGTAGCGGCGAGTGCACTGTCGATCACACGCTCACCACCGGGGAACGGTGCAGAGCCAGTGTCGCGGGCGGCTTTAATGATTTGACGGAAGACGTTCTTGTCGAACACTTTAGCCAAGGCGCGGCCCATCTCGCTAGAGATGATCGAGCGCATATCGAAGTGAGACAGAATGCGATCCAAGTCAGCAATGGCGTAATGCGACACAAGAATGTCGTCCACGTTGATCGTGGTCTCGCCAGTGGTGAAGTCATTTCCAAGCAACTCAGTGCCGGGATTATGATATTCTGCGGATGCCTTCCACGTTTTTGGGAAGCGGTAAGATTTAGCTCCACCGTTCAGGCTTTTAACTGTGTGCTTGTCAAGAGTGACGGTAGCATTGTCAAAGGCGGTCAGAACCTCACCACCGAATACGTCCAAATAGAGTGAACGAACATCGGTAGGGCTAGATTGACCAGCGCCAAAGCGAACGGGGGAAGAAGCGGTGCCAGTAGCCATCGCAAGTTCTCCATTTAAAAAGGAAGTTGAAAAGGTGAAATGTTTCGCCTTCGCACGTTTCCCAATCAGATTGTCCACCGTAGCGGGTCAGTTGGTAATCGGTATTTCGGCATGGAGATATCGGTCAGTTCCGGCCAAGGAACATCAGAAATCACCACAAGCGCGTCGCTTGAGGGCTAGTCATTAGATACGCTGTAAGCCTCTAGGGCAGAACCCCGCCTCAATTGCAAAAAAAAGGGGGACATTTAGTCCCCCCAATGCAACTTCATTACTGATCAAGATCCCATGTTGCTGATTGCATCCTCTGCATGACTTGCTTTCGGAACGCAGGATCTTTGGTGTAGCGTACATCTGCCATGTCTGATTTCATCTCAGACTTGGAACGGTAGCCGAAGCCAGAGCCGTTAATAGACTGGTCACCACCCATCAAACGCGGTTCGCCGTAGGCAGAGTCACGTCGGACACGTAGAGCGTCCATAGCAACGCGCCACTCGCTCGAGGCAAGTAGGTTGTTGTACTGAGTGACTTCACCTTCAGTTAGGTTTTCTGCCGCCCACTGTGACAACCCATTCCACTCTGCCTCACCACCAATGTGGCGCAAGGCCTCATCGCGGGTAGAGTTTACGCGGTAGTTGTAGTTGTCAACGTAGACGTCCACCAACTCACGGCTCAAGCCTTGTTTGGCGAGAGCGGCGTAAGCATCTTCTGAGAGTTGCCCGGTGGTGTTGAGTTGTTGTTGGAGTTGGTTGGCATCCAAACCAGCACGTGAGACAACATCAGTAACTTCATCTCGCGACGCGTTACGTACGTTCTCTACTTGCTCTTCGGTTAACTGCTCCTGCTTCTTGCCGTTAAGGCGATACTCCAGTTCCTTGGCGTGGTTCTGCCAGTTGTACTCGCCTGTCTTGGCGTCGTAGAACTTTTCGTAACCGCCTTCAGGTAGTTCAGGAACGGGGACCTCGTCGGGTTGATCCGCAGTAGGTGCTATTTGGTCTTGGTTCGAAAACAGACCTGCCATCTCTTCGTTGTACTCATCGGAGCCGGGTACGACTGATGCTTCTGCCATATGATTTCCTTATTGCTGTGGAGCCGCTTGCGCTTGTTGCGCGACCATGTCCGCCGCCGCACCGCCCGCGTTAGACGCGAACTGTTGGGCACCGGCCATCATGGCCTGTTGTTGGGCTTGCTGTTGTTGGATCTGTTGAACTTCTTGCTCAGAGCGAACTGCGTCAGGTAGGTTCAAGCCATAGAAGGCTTTGCCTAACAGCGCGTCAAACTTCACATAGGTGAGAACTTCTGGGGGCATACCAGTAATGAACTGGAGTGCTGTCTGTACTCGGCTAATGTCTTGCTCACGACCCAAGGTCTCGAGGCCCGTGAGGATCACAGGTTCGATCAGGCCTTCCGGCCAATCAGGCAACATCTTCAACCGCTTCATCTGGAGTACCAGGCGCTTCAGTCGTGCTTGTTGCATCTCTTGGTTAAGTTGTGAGTAGACGCCACCCAAAGTACCTTCGAGTTCTTCTGTCATGCGGCGGACCTCAAAGGCCGTCGTACGCTCAGAGTCTCGAACAGTAGATGCACCCATCAAGAATGCTTGGGACACTTCACGGGTCTGCCGTTCCAGTTCAGCGGCGCATAGTTGCATACCGTTATTGTTCTGGAATTGAAGCATGACCACGTCTTCAGGGTTGCCAACAATGATGTCACCGTTGTCAGCCTTTGCGAAGCGTCGGCGTAGGTTGATACCACCAGCCGCGTTAGGTCGGATCATAGTGACGTTACGTGATGCCATAGCGGCACCGTCGATCAATGACTTCGAAAGTGCATCGATAGCGCGGAGGTCGGGGAGGTGTTCCTCGACCTTACCACGACCGTAATCCTCACCAATAACAGACGTGTATCGTAGGGCGTTGTAGGGGAGTACTTCATACTCGCCTTGTGAGCCCGATACGACCTTACTGTTGATCTCTTGGTAGACCTTAAAGACACCCTTCTTATCCAGTTTGATGTGGGTGTAGAGGGGGACGCGAGTCTGAGAGAAGTCGTCAGTTGCGATCATTGCCCGCGCCTCTTCAGGTAGGGCTTCAGGGGAAAGGTATTCCTCTGTGATGATCTCTTTAAGTGCGCCGGACATATCGCGACTTACGCAATACTGGTCCAGCCTGAAGATCCGAATTGAATTGTCCGGTTGCATAAACTCAAGACAATTACCAGTGACAAGTAGGTACTGGAGGGCGAGGTTAGTGGAACGTCGCCACTGCTTTCGCTCAATCTCGGATTGAATTAGTTTTTCGGAAAGTACGAGACCTTGTTCGATGTCATTACTTACCGCCATTTCCCCTGACATGATCCGTGCCTCGGGAGGAACGTCTAGTTTGAAACTAGGCTTTCCCGGTGGATACATGGCTACCATTAGACGCGACGCCAGACTTACTGCGGCACGCGCGCCTAAACCTTGATAAGGCTCCGGAAGGACAGCAAACTCGTTGTGTCCCTCCGGAGGCATCAGTGCGGGAATAGTCAAAGCGGCACAGTCTCTGGCACGTCTCAGATAGGGGTCGCGTTTCCGCTTCATCATCTCGTAACGAGACTTGGCCGTCTCTGCCATTATGTTCCCCTTACTGGTTAGTGTTAACGCCGGTTCCTACCGACTTGCCGCCACCAGTGCCCAACTCAATTCGGAGTTGACCACGAGTACTCTTACCCATGTTCTTACGGCGACTTGCTTCGGTGTAAGCCGAAGAGTCTGGCAAGGCTGACGCGCTTGCGCTAGGTGCCGTAGGTGCTGGAGGAGGTGGTGGTGCGGGTGGTGGTGGTGCCGGGGGTGCTGAAGAGCCTCCACACATAATTAAACCCTCTTTCTAAAGATATAGGCTCGGTGTCCGAAACCTAATTTTTCAAATAATCGCGCGGTGCGATCAACCTGAATGCCTGTGGAAACGCCTATCTGTATGTCTTTACATCCGACACTACGCGCCCATTGTTCATAGGCCTTGATAAGACGTGGTGCGGCGGTGCCTCCACGGCGCTCTGGATCAACGTACAGTATTAAATCTGCGGCCACCTTGTCGTTACCGAAGAAGTGTTCAAACGCCATACCAGCGAATACGCCGATTACTGCGCCATCTTCTTCTGCCACAAAGAGACAGTAGTTGTCCGGTTGCGCTACTTTGCGATCCCAAAGTTGTCGAGCCTTGTTGATGTCGAAGTCGTAATGACTGAACCAAGACTCGTGATGCATATCTTTCGCCAGTTGAACTGAGTACTCGACATCACCCTGAGACATTTCTCTAATCAACATCTCCGCCCTCCAAGTGGTCGTTTTTGACGGCCACTAACTCATCGATAAATTCACGCACAGCCGCGTAGCGGTGGGCATCAATTACATCTTCAGTTCTGCTGATACAGCGGTGGGGGTAGAGAGAGTCCAATACATCAATGAAGTGCATTACAGACTCTGTTATCTCGGTATCTAGGATACCTTGTGTTTCATTTAGATCACTCATGGGCAGAAGCCCCCTCTGTAAGGTGTTTCCACGAAACCGGGAATAGTGGTTGGATTATCTTGTCCCACTCAATCGCGAGTTGTTGGATCTCGTGTTGGGCGTGGGCGTCGATACGTTGGCGGTATGCCCGGGCGAAGGCGGCTAGAGAACCGGTGACGTAGTACTCAGTCATCATGCTCATTGGTAGGACCATACGGGCCTGTTCAGGGGCTACACCCTTGTTGAGCATGGTGTGGTAGATGTCATCGCACATAGCGACTGCCGTCTCGTAGGCCAGCTTCAGGGTCTTCTGGTCCTTATGAGCACCTCCGGCACCCTGCTTGATGCTACCGTCTGGGCGCTCATGCCACACAGGCGGGACGTAGTACTCAGGGGCGTCGAAGACGTAGCGTCTTGAGACCTCGTTGTACGTAAATCCGACCATGTGCTTGAAGCGCTGACGTGCCACGAACATTGGAACCCTCTCACGCAGTGTGATCTGCGGGTGTGAGAAGGGTGTCCAGTGGTTGTGGACAGCCAAGTAGCGGATCAACCGCTCATCACTTGGGCTGTACTCTTTGGCCTCTTTGTGAAAAGACACCTTTGCCGCATTGATCACGGTGAGGTCAGACCCCATGTGGTCGATTAGTTCAGCGGTTATGTTCATACGTTTTCCTCTTGTTAGTTAAATGGGTCTTCTTCTCCACCATCAACTTTGTCTAAGTATCTGAGCCGTAGTTGGTGTTCTAACCACAGGGCCCGTGTGTACTCACGAACGAAGGCGTGGGCGAACAGCGCTGAATACAACGCCACCACCCACGCAAGCACCGCAAGACCCCACATTCCGAACTCTTCTGGTGCCATAGTTTTACCTCATCGAATTGGACAAGCGCCGGTCGCGCACTCATCATCCATGATCTCGTCGAAGCTGTTTGCTTTCTCGAGATCTACTGGACTCAGCTTTGCAACATACTCGTCGTAGATTTCCTTGGTGGTCACTTCTTGTGGAAGGTACAGGTAACCAAGGTCGGTGGCAGTCTTCGAAGGATCTGCACGAAGAATGAACGACACACCGACGTAGCTGTCCCAGTTGTTCAGCAACCAGTCCACAATGTCCTCTACTTCAGAGGGGTCGTAGCTGATTGTCACTGAGCAGTTCTGCTCGACGTAGTGGTCCATCATCATCTTGTAACGATCGAGTTGGACAAGTGCCGACTCCATGTTGACGTGCTTACCATCGACAACATCGAACGAGACGTCCTTCCACTCAACAGGGAAAGTCACCAGCACTGCGTCCTTGTCCATCGGGTTATCGAAGACACGGTAGCCAGCCTCACGCAGGATCGGGATCACCGGGTCATGCTTAGAGAAGTTGATGTTGTTCAGGATGTACTTACCCAAGGGCTTATGTACACCTTCAGTGGTGTCCATGATCTTAGACAACGTGCCGCTTGGCTTGATTGTTGTCACATTTTTCGGACGGGGTTGGTTCAACTCGTCGGCCATTGAGTAGGCCGCCTGAACCACAATGTTACGCAACGACTTAAAGTCGTAGGTATCCATACCACTACGAACCACACCGGTAACACCCACACCGCACAAGTGCAGGAACTGGTTGTTCTGGTGCCACGCGTCTTGCAGGATACCGTCGTTCAAGTTGACGCAAGTCTGGCGGTAGTTCGCACGAGCGATCAGTTTGGCCGCGTAGTGCAGACTGTGTGTGTCGCCTTGGAACTTAGCCAAGTCGATCTCTGTCAGGTTGCAGAAACTCTTATCACCCAACAGGATCTCAGCGCACGGGTTTACACCAGCGAACCAAGGGGCACGAGCACGTGCGGCCTCGCCGTTGATGAAGCCCGGCTCAGAGCCACCGGCGTCCAGCATTGTCTGGAAGACGCCACGCAGTTCAGGGCGTAGTGGTTTGGTGTAGAACACCAGCGAGTTATTAGACTGAGCACGTTGTGGGTTGTTGACCCAGTACTCATTCTTTGCCAGCGCAAACTCTTTCCACTCTGGATCACCGAAGTCATACATAGCGATCTCGGCAGAGCGGCGTGAAGACAACACGGTACCCAACCAGTTCACGATATCGAGGATATCCATAGACTTCAGTAATTGACCGGCACGCTTCGACATGATCTCAGAGATTGCGGCAAAGGCACGAGCGATTGCTTCATCACCGGAACTGATCCAGCCATAGCCAGCCAAGCGGTCACCCGCTGGTCGGATCTCTGAGAAGTCTAGTGTCAGCATCTCAGCGGGGAACTTACCCGCCATCAGTTTGCCAACAGCTTTGGCCCATGCCTCGGCGCTATCGCCAACGCGGATGATCCAATGCTTGGTGTCTGGGTGCCACTCTTCTACGTTGTTGGGGTTGCCGCCCTTCTCTGTACGTGCAGTCCGGACAATCTGAACGGCACCGATTGGGCGAGAGAAACCAGACAACGTACCGGGGATCGGCTTGAAGCCAACACCACAACCCTGAAGCAACAACCAGAGAATATCAACCATGTCACTCACGGTCTTAGCGTGTGTGAATGAGCAGTTGAACTGAGAGGCCTCACGACGTTGGGAGATTGGAGTACCACCAAGCCACAACGTACGGCCAGACATGGACACCTTACGGTCCAGCATTAGCTGGCGTAGATCATTCAGTTCAGTCTCACCGGCCGCCGTAAGTTCTGTGCCACTAGCACGCTCCCACAACCACTTCTGATGGGAGATAACCCGATCGATCGTTTCACTCCAAGTTTCAAACTCTGTGCCTGTTTCGTTTGTCGGCCTGTTGTACGTACGTCGCGTGACGATCTGCGCGCGTGTTGAAATGCTCATACTAAATCCTCAAGATATGGTGGTTTGTAATTTGGCCCCTTCATCACCTTGCCGTCGGGGGCTTTGGTGGCGGGGAACTTTGATAGGTTACTCAGGTGCACGCGGTTGTATGCCGCATCAAAGACGTCATCGAGACCGAAGGTCACGAGCAGTCCAGACAAAACATACTGAAGGTCACACAGTTCTTTTAAGAGATCAGCACGTGTGCGGGCGGATGCACCCTTCCCACAACAGTGCTCATAGAGGACGACGTCTGCCGCTTCCTCTACTTCACGCATCTCCTCACGCATCAGCTTGATGCGGAAGAGTAGCGTGTCATCTGTGATCTCTGTGTTAATGGGTTGTCCAGCCGTGCGGCTGAACTCCATTGCACATTGCTCACGATTGTTCATGCACCAGCCCTCTCTTTTTTTTCGACAGCTTGGAGGAGCCTGTTGAGATACCACCCGCTTTTGCGGATGTGGGTGCTTGCTGGATGACCGTCGTCTTTTCTTCGGTATCGGCTGATGTACTTGATGACGTTGGCAACGGCGACTGCTT